TAGCCGAAGCGTGAGATTAACAAACTTCACTTCGCCCTCCCTGCGCTCTTCATGGTAATCGCAGTACAAGCCATGCTGTTTTATAATCTCCTCACAGATTTTTCGGGCCTGGTCGAGTGTCATAAATATATTCCGTCTTCGCTATTTCCGACAAAAACATCTCTCCAATATCGATTTACATTCGTGCATCTGGGACAAATCCGGTTCCCGGTGCTCATAAAAGGGCAAGCACACTTCAAACACACTCTCTCCTGGGCATCAGTGGAAGGCCTTGATCTTGTCGAAGGGTCATCCCTCTTTTTGTATTTTCTGGCCATACCCTCTCTCCTGGCTTCTCAAAACCCCCTTGAGCGCTTCAATCAATTTCTGGGCCTCGATATTCGTTTTGAGATAGGCCCTGCCTAACATTTTAGTGACGAAACGCTGATATCCATCGTGCACCCGCCAGAGGATATCCGCCCTCAAATGCTCGATCAGAGCAAGCTGCTGCTTTGTCGGGAGAAAAATCACATTCGAAGATTTATTTCCCACCTTGCGCCTCACGCCTTGCGCCTTGCGATATTTTCGTTTAATCCGAAAGCCTTTTTTAACCAGGTCGTCAATAAAAGCCGAAGCCTGAGAATACTGTAAATTCTTACAGGTATCGACCCCGTACCCCGCCAGCATCAGGCGGTAGGTCTCGTCATCGATCCCAAGCTCCGAGATCCCGATATGGATCAAGGTTTTTTGATTATTGTTAATCTGTGGCATTTAATCTCCAGATCTCCTCATCTTCGATTCTCCGCGTCTCCCTTCCGGGCCATAGGCCCTTCCTTCCGGGCTGTAAGCCTATGGGCTGGAAGCCAGGCCGGAGGCGCGTCATCGCGTCTTGCTGTTCTCCCCATCCCCCTATCTCCCTATCTTATCAAGTATCTCTCCGATCCGCAGAGGTCCTGCGGGATCTCGTCTGCCAGAAAACATGGCCTCGTCTTCTTTTTTGTGTTGCTGTGATTCATCCTTCTGAATCATCTTCAGATTGAAATCGATAGCGACTTTTTTCAGATAATTATGATTTTTGAATCCGACTTTATTGGTCTGCGCCACATGGCGGATGGCCCCATAAATGGCGTCGGGCCGTACCAAATGGGGCTTCCCATCATATCTGAATCCGCCTTCTTTGATATAGCCGAGGAGCTCCTCGAGCAGGATTTTTATCCTCGCTGGTTTTAGAGGCTTATCAATCGCCGATTGAAAACAATGAAGATATTCCTCGGTCCAGGGCCAATTTTTCCCGAACCTGGCTACCAGCCGCCAGACCTCAAGGATCTCCTCAGATGTCTGAAACATTTTAAAAGGCGATTCGCACCCGCATTTAGGACAAACCAATTTAGTATCAAAAATCATCTCCCCGTATCTCCGCGCCTGTAGGGAATGGTTTAAAACCGTTCCCTACTCATCTTCCTCAATTTCTTTTTTTTCATTCAGCAATGCATCGACTAATTTATCGACTTCGCTATCCGAGGGCTTGATTACCACGGCATCGCCGGTCTCTGTGACCTGGATGCCGAGTTTCTTCAGATCGGCGCTCGGAAGCGTCGCCAGGGTCTTTTTCATGGGGTCCTCTTTGACTTTGACATAGGTCTCCCAGGAGTCAGGAAAAAGCTTTTTGATCAGCTTGACCACAACTTCCTTATCCTCCCATTCGATTTTTCCCTTCTGTTTTTCGATCCCGAATTTGATGCCGAAAAGAGTCAGGGTTCGGGGCTTAACAAAAAGATCGCTACCGTCGGCGATGGCATCCGAAAGAATCGCATGCTTTTCCTTGGCGGCCTCAACAGCGGTCCGGATCCCTTGAAGATAACGCTTTTTCAAAGCCGTAATCCCTTCCTCCAAAACTTCGACCCGGTTTCGCAGGGTGTTACGTGCTGATGAAAAATCCTTCACCAATTTTTCAATTTCAGATAGAGTCATTGTTGTTCGCCTCCTCGTCAAATCTTTTGCTTGCTTCAAATAAAATCATGTAGGGCGTGATTAATAGTAACCAAACCAAAAATCCTAAAATGACCCAACCCATCTCAGTCTCCAAATTCATAACCCCTCCCATCCTCCCCTTAAATTAAGGGGAGGTAAGGTGGGGTTATTTATCTTCCGAATTTTATTGACAGCTGTCCCAGATAATCCCTCATCTCGATTTTCCTCAATTTCGAGGAGACAAAAAGTGAGCTCAACCCGTAGCCGTCGTAATATTTACAGACGCCCTCGATCTCCTCGGCCGTGATCGCCATAAAATAGCCCTTATGCCCGCTCCCGATCGCAAACCCATGCTGTGTTGTGAGGTGTTTGATGGTGGCCCTGATCTGCCGTTCGCTAATACCTCCTTCATTCCTCCCCTTAATTAAGGGGAGGTTAGGTGGGGTTACGCCGTTAATCTTCTCGACCAGCTCCTTCCTGGAGATCGAAAACTCCTTCCCCTGGTGCTCCTCAAGGGTCCTAAGAATCGTTATTTCAAGATTAGTTAGATTTTCAATCACCGTGTCTCCGTATCCAAAGTTTTCCATCCCGCATCTTTCAATTTTTTTAATGCGATCTGGATCTCGATTTCCTCGAGTGGCCAGCATCCATCACAAATGCCGTGAGTCTCGTCCTTGTTTTCAAGGGGCTCTTTCTCACCAAAAATCTTATTGCATCGGTAACAGACCCGGATCATAGCCATTTCTCCTCGATGAGGTTAATCATCTCCCTGGCGAACCCTCTTCTAAGAGCGACCATGATCTCATTTGGAGTAGCATGGTTTAAGTTTTCTCCGGTTTGTTGTGGTTGTATTTTTTTTTGAGGTACCCGCCTTGATGAGCCATCGGCGAGGCAGGCCGGTACCGGATCTAACGATTTTTGAGTCTTTTCCTCTTTTTTATTTTTGATTCTTCCCTTATACTTTTTATGCATCTCTGACCTGCAGGGCTTGCAATACGGCATAAAGCCATCTCTCAATCTGTGAAAAAAATCTGCTGTCGCAGGGAATTCCTTTTCGCATTTTCTGCACTTTATTTTTTTCTCTTCCATGACTTTCCTCCCTTTGGGTCTGCGGCCGCACATCGAGCATTTCCACTCCGGGCCGTGCGGATAGCAGCCCGGATCATAGATGATTAACCCCCCACAAACCTCGCATTTCATTTGGTTGTCCCACTTAAAATTTTTCTTCTTTTTTCATTCCGCAATCCGCAATCCGCATTCCGCATTTAGATAACTCCATCTCTCTCGATCTTCTTTACCCTGGGGCGCCTCCCCGGGATCAGGTTCGGGTCCCCATAGCCGCATTGAATCTTTTCGTCCTTAGAAGCCAGGAAGATGCAGCGCTGCTTGTGGCAAACCGTCACAGGGATCCTCGCCTGATTCTTCCGGAGCGGACATTGAATATAATATCGTTCGTCATCCATCATTATTTCCCTCATGCGCCATATGCTTTGCGTCTGCGCTATGCGTGATTTTGTTCAGATCCTCTCTTTCCATGCGCCCGCGGGATGGAGATGAGCCACATTGATTTCAAAGCCGCGCTGATGCACAAATGAGAGAAGCGCATCAAAGGTTTGAAAAAGCTTTTTCTCCTTGCCCGGTCTTAGCAGAATTGCTTTATGATCGAACCTCACAATGGCCGTAGCCTTAGGTTTGCCGTTTAAAAGTCTTGGATCCATGTTTAACCTCCCGAAAGATAATGGTGCAGATACCCGATCCCCCATCCAATAGCCAGCCAAAGAAAAATCTTGATGATGCGCTCGACAAATCTGGTGAGGGGATGGGGTGGTTGGGTATTTGGGTGAAAAATCTGATTTTTCCTTAATGAATTTCGATATTGCCTAACAATTGCTTCCGGAGTCGTTATAATTTCCCCGTAGTTTCTCCCTATCTCCCTATCTCCGTTTCTCCCCATCGATTTAAAACCCCCCATTTCTCGCCTCCTTCCCTCTGCTCAGATCTTCATCACGATATCTTCCGTGACTTTGTTTTCGTCCATCTCAAAGGCCAGATTCATGGCCTTAGCGGCATAGTTGTTGACCAACAGAGGATAGGCGTGGGAGATGGTTTTGTTCTGCCTATCCTTTGTGGTGAGCCTCTTGGCCAGAGCCTCCATCGCCCCATTGGCGAATATTTTTTCTGCATCCGTCCCCACTCTTTTGAATTTCAGATTAAGATAGTCTTTGATATGGCCATTGAGGCCGGAGATCTCGGCAATCTGTACCCTGCGTATTACCTCGCGCATATCGACATGCTGAGCCTCGGAAAAAATATCCTTCAGCTCCGTCTGGCCGATCAGGATGATGCCAAGAAGCTTTTTGTAACCATCCTCCATCTCATAGAACCGCTTGAGATATTTCAACGTCTGGATGTTTAGGTCGTGGGCTTCTTCGATCATCAGGCAGCTCTGGTAATTTTGCTTCGACCGCTCGAAGAGAAGCTTTTGACACTGGCGAGTTTTCTGTTCGAGCTTGATTTTTGGCTTGTCTGATGAGAGATCCATGACGATGGCATCGCAAATAGACCCAGCATTGACTCTGGTCTTATCGATAATCTGGGGAAAAATAATCAAAACATCGCCATCCCTCCGGAGCTGCTCAACAACTTTTTTTCTCATCACCGATTTACCGCTTCCGACTTCTCCGATTACCGCCAAAAAACCCCCATGCCTCGCCGCATCGATCATGGCGGCCTCGATGTAGCGGTGCTCTTCCGACATGTAGATATCGGCATCCTTCTGGATATCATCGATAAATGGATTGCGAAAAATCTTAAAGTGTTTCATTGCTTCTTGTGTGATCATTTCTACCTCCCAATCTATAATGATCCTCGTGGGATCCCCCGGAATAAATGCTTTGTTTTGTCGCCCGGCAGCCACCCTGGCGCCGAACCCGTAAGGCATCGCATTTTTGATGTTTTTAACTTTTGTTTCTTCCCAGATATCCTCGACCCGCAGGTCCCTGCTAATAAGCCAATGCATGGCCTTCTGGTTTTTAGAAATATAATTTTCAACCGTTTTTTTAAAATCTTTTGCCGCCGGCCCATGAGGGCCTCTGGCCCGGAGGGATGAAGTGGGAATATACCCTCGGTTCAAAGTGAGGACAATTGTTGGTCTGGCCAGGCCCGTTACTGCTGCGATATCGGCCTGGTTAATCCCGCATTGCAGCAACAATTCTTTTAAAATAATAGCCTTCTCGGGCATCTGATAAGCCCGCCGCCCCGCTAATCCGTTAGTCATCCGTTAATCACCCCCTCTCTTTTTATTTCTCGCTGCCTACTGCCTTTTTTTCTTCTTCATTCCGCAATCCGCATTCCGCATTCCGCAATTCAATCTCCGCCTCCTCAACGCTGATACTCTCCCCATACTTCGCCCTCAGCTCCTGGTTCATTCCCCTGGGCATCGGCCCGATGTGCTGGATCAGCCTCTTAAAAAGTTCGGTGATGGAGATCCGCGTCTCGGCGATCGAATGATCGACCTCAATGGGAGTGCCCCGCTTTTCGATATAGGCAAGGTTGCCCACCTTCTCGGCCTGATGGCCAAAGACCGTAAGCCCCGCAAAGGGCACCTGGTCTTTTTTATGGACCTCTCCATAGGCCATGTTGTCGAACCGCTTCATGGCCTGCTGGGTCAGGGTTTCGGGCTGCGCTTTATATTCCTGGCCAATGATCGCCGCATCGGCCCTGAAGCCCCCGAGCTCGGCAGGAAGCATCTCGATAGGGGAGGCTTCATATATCTGCTCATTATAGGAAACATCGATCCTGGGCCACTTCCAGGGTTTGCGAATGGCCAGAACTTTTGCTCCACAAAAAATACCTGGGATGTGTTTCAATCGATATTCTTTGCCTCGGTAGCTGATCTCGTAAGCCCCGTTCACGGTTCGCTCTTCTTCCGGGCAGGCCCAGATATCCTGAAGGATCTCCTCGTCCGGGATCTCTCGAAGTTGCTCTTCCCGAATAAGCAGCCAGCATTGGGTTCTCGTCATGCCGTGGCGCGTGTGGTTTTGTGTGGCGTTATGCCAGATCATGAAATCCCTGGCCCATACGTTCATTTCATCCTCGGATGTTGCCGGTTGGATTCGGAGACCCGATTCGAACCATTCTTCTATAATGTTATGAGTTTTTTCCGTGGTACCTTGTCTCCGCGCGTTGTAGGGCATGCCCTTAGGGATCTCCACATCCAGGCGGTTCAGAAACGCTACGATTGATTTCGATTTATTTGCGGCGCCGGTATCCATCAAAAGAATAAAAGGCACCCCGCGAAATGGGAATTTTTCTGAATCAATACCGGTCCATGCTTCCTTGAGAAAATCCCAGAGATTGGCCTGTGTCTCCCCCGTCGTGTTGTAATATCTGAAGTAAAAAGCTCCCGAGAAGTGATCGGTAACGACATAACGAAGAATCCGCTCTTTGATTTTTTTGAAATTATCGGGTTTGTTCTTATAGAACTCCCGCTCATCCATCACGGCAAGACCCCCGCCCTTCAGGTAATATTGGATACAAACCGACGCATCGAAAACATGTACATGATTTGGATAAAGGGACCGCATGGGCGTATAGGGCTCGGGGGCCTTGAGGGCGGCCTTGCTGATCTGCCTCTCCCTGAGCAGCCTATTCATTGTTGAAGGGGCGACCTGGCCGGGTTCGATGATACCGTTATCCTCTGCGATCTGAATCGCTCTGGCTACTGGCATGATAGGCCCCTTAACCTCACGCCCGGTCTTCTGGAGTAGGGCTGCGATGAATTCGACCTGTCCCGATGTAAGCCCGGATTTGGGCCTGCCTGTGTCGGCCCTGGATCTTTTTCCCGCATCAAATCCATAAAGCGATGCAATGCGATAAAGACTTTGTTTCGTGCGACCCATCTTACTCTGATAATCTGCTATGATTGTTTTGCGATCGGAGGGTTTTGATGAGGCAAGCTCCGATGCCAGCTCTTCTTGCCACACGTTTCCCTCCTCAGCAAAGCTTCATTCCAGGATGCCAGGCTTTTTCCGGCGCTATAACTGGGTTGCCATAGACCTGAATGGCAGTATCGTAAGCCGCCAGAATTTGCTTGCGCATGTAATCGAGCGTCGAGAGATATGAGGCCACCATGCGGGGAGAGAATTCGCCCTTCTCCTTTGCATCGACAAAGTTCGAAGGATCAACTCTCATCATATAGCCGTCGAAACCCTGGCGTCGTAATTCCATCTGTTTCAGAAAGGCATCATCTTCGAGAGAGAGGCCGTGCCTTTCAGCCTCTTTTTCGAATTGGGAGAGAACGTGCTCCAGCTTTTGGTTGTGTTTTCTGCCGTCATCCAGACGGCGTTCATAAGTTCGGCGATCAAGCTCATGCTCCTCTTTGAGCTTTTTCAATTCATCTTTGATATCCTCAAAAACGGCTTGGATCTCATCTTTGTGCTCCGGTGTGAGGGGGATTTCTTCACCATTATAGATGATGCTGGTGTCCGTAAAATTGGCGGATTCCGCCACTTTTGCCATAGCTAAGTACTTGATTTTATTCAAATCATATCCTGAAAAACTGGCGAAAAGCGCCGAAAATTCAACGGTAAGTGGCGCAATATCCTCGAGCCATTCATCGGCCCTTCTACGATTAATATTGATGTGCTCACAGAACTGCTCCCAGGTCATCCCATAGACCTCGCGGTAATCCTTCGATTCTTTCACTTTCTTCAGAAAAAGGACTTTGAAACACCTTGCCTGCGATTCCGTGAACATCATGCTTTTGATCTTGCCTGCCATCTCGAATATCCAGGGCGATAGCGATAACTTCTCTTTGAGCTTTTCGTTCTCGTCTTTTAATAGGTTCTTCCCAAACTCGATGAGCTCCCCTTTCTCTTTCGCGGTAAGTTCGATTTTTTTTACTTCTTCGTTGGTGGGTCTTCCTACTTTAGCCATTCGTTTCCTCCTCTATGTGTCTATCTTTAATGTTGAGCACCCGCATAAGCCCTCAGTGATATCCTTTGCGGGATTAAAATCGATGGTGCCATCATCTTTGATTGTTTTTTCGCAGCTCCATATGATCTCAGCCCTACAATCGCTGCAATGCAATATAGGGGTGAGCCCTTCGGCGCGGCCCTCTTCAAAGAGCTGCCAGAACCGCCTGAAATATTCCTGTGATATTCTTTTCATCTTCATCATTCCTTTTCCAATTCCTTGATCTGACTTTCTATCAACATTTTCTCTCCTTCGAGGTTCGCCTTCACTCTCGCCCAGATCAGCGCCAGGCCGATCCCGATCCGCCAGTGCTCTCCGATCCGCTGCACAAATCCTATGTCCTCCAGCGTTGAGAGGTGGCACATGGCTGTCCCCTGGGCGAGGCCAACAGCAGCCGCTATCTCCGCGCCAGTCGCAGGCTCTTTCGTCTGCCCTAAATGTTTAATGATCTCACCCGCTTTTCTCACTGCCTCGATGCGCTTATAGGTTTTTTCTTTCATGGTTTTTCCCTTATTGCGTCATTCCGGCGAATGCCGGATCCAGATTATTTCTCTATCTCCTTCAGGAAGAGTTTCCTCTTCTGTTTCTCGTCCTGGAGGCCCTTAATCTGCTCATCCAATCTGTGGATCTCCGCCCTCAGCGCCTCGGGCCCAGGAAGAGCAAACAAGCCAGATCTCCTGGATAAGCATTCAAACGCCCTGCGGCCGCCTGTGGCCATGACAAATGCTGGAAGGAATTGACAGGGAAATCGATGATGGTCTTTCGATTCGGCCGTCCAGGAATAGAGCATGGAATCCGTGATCTCCTGACCGGTGAAATCACTCATCCGGGCGGCGATTTGAGGGCGTGATAAAGGGCAAGCCTTGATATCGATCGACACGCTGGCACGGAATTCCGAATCGATATCAAGACTGCCCTGGGGGGTAGGATCGGAATGGGTTGAAAGAAGCTGGGCCTTTTTCACCCATTCAAAAAGCGGGCCTGGATGCGATGGAAGGTTTTTTATTTTTTTAGACATTGAAAGTCCAAAAAATAATTTGATATAATGATTAAGCAGCTTTTTCAAAAGGCCCGGAAGGCCATAGCTCCTCAACCCGTTTCCCGACGGCTTTTGCTATGGCCCTCCTCACACGCCCCGTAGAGCGCTGGCCTTTTATTATCTGATTCACGAATGGGAGGGTAACTCCAATTTTTTTAGCAATAGAAGCTTGAGTTATCCCAGCTCTTAAAAGAAGAATTTTTATTTCAAGTGGTTCCATGATTAATCTATTTAGCAAATTGTAAGAATATTGTCAAGCATTTTTCTTACATTTTGTAAAATAAATTGAGGTAGTATGAAACCTGGTAAAAGGATTAGGGAATTAAGAAAGGAAAAAGGATTTACTCAGGGGGAATTTGGAGATTCTCTTGGATACTCAGATGGTTTTATATCTCAAATAGAGGCCGGGTTAAGAGAACCGTCTCGCAAGTTCCTAAAAAAATTAAAAGAGGTTTATGGCGTTTCGAGCGATTATATCCTTTATAGTGGGGGCGGTGCTGATTGGGAAAAATTACAAAGTGACCTTCAATCTCATGGATTGGATCACGACGTAATTGAGAAAATCCATGTTCATTATATCACTGGGGTCTTTAGAGGTGACCAGGAGGAATATCATCGAGGATTTGAACACGGGCAAAAAGTATGCGAGCCTCCGCCGGAGTATACGGCTTTTCCAGACACAAAAAAACTTCTTGATAATGTAAAGGAAATTTTAGAGAGTGAGAATAAGGATATCGTCAATGCCTTAACATCAAACATCAAAGCTTTCATGGGCGCTGTGAGGGCGGCCAAAGAGAAAAGAAGATATCATCGATTTCTATTAAATATCCCTGTTGATGTAAAAATACTGGAAAACCAGGAAGCCCGTTTAGGAATACAGCCAGGAATAGTGCTCAATGCGAGTCAGATGGGTCTTCTGATCCAGAGCACTCATGATATGCCAATTGGTAAAAGAATAAATCTCGAAGTTTTGATCGCTAAAAATACTGATGCTGAGAGCTTTAGGACAACGGCTGAAATTATGTGGAAAGACAAACGCAGTTTGAATGGCACCGACGCCTGGCATTACGGAGTAAAACTAATCGAAGTATTAAATGAAGGCCACGCCAAATTAGAATCTCTCCTACACAAATGAGAAATTGGAACGATTAATGCATTAAAGTGGTGAGGGGAAAAGAATGAAAATTAAGGTTTTTATCTCTCGGATCATCTTACTATTAATAATATACTGGGCCGTGGGTTGTTCTTCTTCTAATAAGGATATCGAGATCAACCCATCTATCCGCTATAAAGGGAATGCCATTTTTATAAAAAATAATGACCTTTTCGATTACCAGGAAGTGAAAATCACATTGAATGGGACATATAAATTTATTTTGGATGACTCGATTTTAACGGGCAGCGAGATTGAATTGAATCTTTTGAGATTTCTAAAGTCAGATGGAGAGAGGTTCGATATTTTTAAATACTCAATAAAGGACATTTCCATTTCTTGTAAAGCGATAAAGAGAGTAGATAAGTTCGACATGGACTATTTGGGCACGGCTTTTTATCATGGTAAGTTTAACCAGTAGGGGAGGTGGCTATTGAAAAAATCTCTGGCAGTTATGATCCTTTTTTTATCATTAATAGGGTGCGCCTCATATAATAGATTTATCGAGCGTCTGGATGATCGTGTTGATTATGAATTTAAAAGATTCCCGTGTGTAAATCCAAATGGCCGATGCCTCGATAAAATTGATGATAGGATAATGTTTGAATTGCGCCGATATCCCTGTGTGGATCCACAAGGGCTCTGTGTCGATAAAATTGAAGATTGGATTTTTGGGCTTTAAGATTTTAATATTTTCAAAGTTGGTTTGATTTTGGTCTATGTCTATTTTTATTGATTGAATTTGTCATCGACGGCGGCATATTTTTTTTCAAATTAGATTTGAAACTTAATTATACTATAATATTTCCACATTCCAACCTAAGAGATTTCCACATTTTCAATTTTAATTTAATAATCTCCCCTTTTTCACCCAATGTAAGGCATCCGTCAATTTTTCAGAACCACTTTATCACATTATTCAATACTTACGTTATCTCACCCCCCCACACCGTCCGAAGCCTTGAAGAGCGGTTCACCCGTGGCCGTTTATCAACTGTAAGGTAAAGTCTGTTAAAATATGTGGATTTCAGAAGGTCATCCATAGTAAACTAAGAAAAAAAAGGAGGAGATCATG